GCAGAACCGCCGTCATTACCATTAAATACAATATCTTGGTCAACGCCATCAGGTTTTATTAAGAAATTACCACCACTTAAACCTAACGCACCAAAAGTTACTCCACCATCTTTAAGTACTATAAAACCACCATCTGCATCAAGATTGATGTTAGTTACAGCATCAAGTGTTAGATCGCCTGTGCTTGCAATAGTACCAACATTTGCTGTACCTGTTACGTCTATACCTGTTGATTTTACTACCAAAGGAGTAGTATCAAGAGCAGATGAGTTTGAAACTCTAAAGTTAATGTTTTGACCAACTGTATTATGGTCTATATAACCTGCACCACTTGACTTAAAGCGTAAATAATTATTGGCATATTCTGTGTCATTTACACCAACCTTTAATAATCCTGATGCGTTTATATCACCTGATATGTCTATACCTGAACTAGTTGTGGCTAGTTTGGCGTTACCGCTATGATGCAAAGTTACCGCACCATCAGCTATAGCAACTAAGCCATCTTGTCCTGATTTTGGTCTTATATAAACGTGACCATTATCATCTTGTATATATAAATTACCAGTTGTATTTCTTATTAAACTAGAACCACTATCATGGTATATTCTTAAATCATTAGAATCTCCAAGATATATTGAATCATTATCACCAAGATTTATGTTGCCATCTACAGATACACCATCACTTGTAACTGTTCCTGATATGTCTATCCCCGAGCTAGTCGTGGCTAGTTTGGCATTATTATTGTGATATAAAGTTACTGCACCATCTGCGATTGCAGTAATCATTACCTCTCCAGTATATTTTTCTAAGAAAAGGCCATTTGATCTTATATTTAAAGCACCTTGTCCTGCATCATCAATATAAGAATTAGCGCCATTATGATAAATCTGTAAATCTGAAGAGTTACCAAATACTGCTTTTTTTCCATCAGCAAAGTTAATTTGGTTTGGGTTTAGATTAATCTGTGTACCAGAGGAGCTAAAAATTGCATCAAGTGCATCTAAGTCAGCGTTAAGCGAAATACCCCAGGTATCTTCAGCTGCACCTGGTTCTGGTTTTGTTAAATTAAGATTGGTTGTATATGTATCTGCCATCTAAGCTGCCTCTTGTTTGTCAAGTGTCTCCCAGTTCGTAGATGGATTTGTTGCATCTGTCCAAGTATTGCTAGGAGCTGTATTTTCTGTCCATGTTGTTGATGATACAACTATCTCTTGCCAATTCTCACTACCAACAACTTGGTCTGTCCAGTTTTCATCTGGAACTATTATGTCTTCCCATTTTAAACCACCAACTGCATTAAAGCCACTTGTTTGGTTGATGGTGGCTTCCATCCTTTTGAATACTTCAGACTGAGCAGATACATTTGATACTGCTGCAATAGTTACTTTACCTAAGTCTGTATCTTTCGCTACTGCTACTACATTAGATACAGCAGCTATAGTTGCAGTTGCTTGATCTATTTGTGTTGCTGTCGCATCAAAGTCTGATACAGCTTGTATAGTTGCTTGTAACTGTTCAGCATCTTTACCAACCGCAGTAACATTTGATACTGCTGATATGGTTGCCAAAGCTCCAAGTTTTCTACTACCAATACTTGTAAAGTTAGTAGATGCCTGGATAGTTGCAGTTGCTACTTCAGAGTCAACGCCAATAGCTACAAAGTTTGTAGTTGCTTGGATAGTAGCGGATTGCTGAAATAATATTCTGCCAAATCCTGTAAAGTTAGAATTTGATTGAATAGTTGCTACAGCAGATACAGTATTTCTAGCAGTTGCGCCAGAGGTTGCTGATACAGTTGCTTCAGCCTGTAAAGCTAAGTCGTTATATTTTGACCTTGAATAATAGCCTTTGTTATAGCCTATACTGGCCATGATGTTAAGCTAATGTTATATCTAAATCACCAGCATTAAATCTAAATACATCTCCTGTACTTACTGTTTTGGAAGCGTCTAAGTTAGCGTATGCTAATAAGTTGCCAGCCGAAGATGCGTCTAAAATACCAACCGCTACGATAGTTCCTAAGTTTGCAGTTGCAGTAGGATACTCAATCGCTGATGGATTAGTTGCGGTAGTTGGGTTAGTTCCAGATACGTTAAATGTACTTGCTCGTCTTACATAACCTCCGCCTGTTGCTTCAGTTCCACCACCTGTATCAGAAGGTGCTACTGTATATAAAGCAACATACAATGTTGAAGGTGCTGTGTAAGCATTGCCACCAAAGACATGCTCTAAAACTTTGTCTTCTAAATAATCACTAAATCCTGCCATTGTGTTCTCCTTTAATTACCGTAGTAGTAATTTCTTTTTTGTTTCTTTCCGTAAGTTCTGCTTCTTTGTAAAAGTGATCCTTTACCGAATGCTGACTTCTCTTGAGATAATCTCATTTGTTCTAATGCTTTGTCGAACTGTTGACTAAACATTGCTATTCTGTCGTCTTCCATTAAGTAAATAGAAGCGTGTTTTAATGCACCATATAAATAAACGTCTGGGTGCGATACTGATACAAAGTTAGTTGTATTGCTATCACTTAACGCAGTTATTTTACCATAATAAGTTAGCTGTAGGGTGTAAGCTACGTCAGGAGTTGGTGCTAATTCTAAAGTGTCATCAACCATTGCGTAATAAACTGGTTGACCTGTAGCGTTGTTGTTTGCTTTTCTATAAACATCTAAAGATTCTATAGATTGTTGAAACAACGGACTGAAATCGTTTGATGTGATTTCTACATTGATGGCTTCTAACCAATCATTTGGTACTGATAAGTATTGAGCATCTGCTGTTGCAGTAGCTCTTTTAATCATGTCTTTTGTTCTTAGGTTTCTGTTGAGTTCAGCTTCTACGTTATCAATAAATGTATCTATAGTAGATGTTAAATCTGATCTATTAAGATAACCAGCTATAGCTGTTTTTAATTCTGCATACGTCATACTTTACCTTGCCAAGTTCTAAACACTTTATTATCTGGATTATTGAGCCACTCTTTCCACTTTGCGGAGTCTTGCGACCAACCTTCTCTTAATGCTTTATTCCAAATTACCATTGGTACTTCGGCTATGTGGCGCATATCTTTTCCAGGCTTAATAGTATTGTCTCTTAGTTTCTTGACGTGGTCAATGACAGGAGCAACATCTTGCGTTGTATGATAAACAACTTTGTCGTCTTCGGTTATAAACTCTGATTTGTAACCAGTTTTGTAATCGGTAATTGTGCGTTTTTGTGACATGTTTAATAAAGGGTGGGAAGGCCGAAGCCTTCCCTAAAGTCTAACTAACTTATGAAGTTGTTAAGTCTGCGACTATACCGTGAGCAGCTTCGTTGCTCATTTCTAATCCATACTCAGCTACAATCATCTTAGTTTCTGCATCACCTATTGTTGAGATATCAACTGTTTTGAAGTCTCTTAGGTATGATACTTTAGCGTAGTCAGGATCAACTAAAAGAAGTGATCTTTCTCTACTGAAGTTAGATGGAACGATTTTCAACTCACCAAAGTCTGATGCGTAAATAGAAACAGAAGCCTCTACTGTGTTTGCATCAATCATTTGTCTAGCTGAAGCTCTACCTGTAAAGCCAGATATTTTTTGCTTATTAACTGGGCCACAGATTGCTAATGAAGGCTCGCCACCATTAGAGAAGCAAGACTGTAATACAGACTTTAATAATGCTTCTGTTAAAGCTCTTTGTGTTCCGTCAGTTGGAGCAGCACCACTACCAGCGCCAGCACCGTTAGTTCCTCTTGATACGTTTGATGTAATCCAAGATTCAAAACCACCAGTTACCCTAGCTGTTGTAGCGTTACCAGTATTTTTAGCGCCTTTCTGACAAAGAGCTACTTCCATATCTCTCTTAAGAGCTTTAGCCATGATTGCTAGTTGGTGAGCCATTTCTGACTTCTTACCAGCAGGATCAGATGCTTGTTGTGAACCAGTCACAGTTGCGTCTCTTGATGAGATTTGAGCCACGTTACTTACTCTTGTTGTAGGTGTTGAAGCCGATCTAGCAAGTTCAAAACCTTCTAGTTGACCTGCACCTGTAGCAGTAGGTAAGTTTTCTGTTTGCCAATCAAAAACTACGTTCTTAATTGAGTTTTTTCCAATTGCAGACATAAACGGAGTTGCTTGAGGAGAGATGTTATAAATAACGTCACTAAGTTGCTCTCTATCAGCAGTCGCGCTGTATGTATCAAATGCGTTTGTTACTTTAGCCATGATATTTTCCTATGTTTAAAAGTTTATATTATTTGTTCAAATAGTTTAGCTGCATCCTGGACTTTTCCAGTTTTAGCTAATTTTTGACGCGCTCTCTTCACAGGAGTTTTTGTTTTTGGTACGTTTGAAGTGCCAGGTCTTGCAGTACGAGCAACTGCTTTCTTTTCAGTTGGTTTGACTTTAGTCGCTTGTACGGTCTTATGTTGTAGCCATGCGTTTCTTAAACCAAGTAAAACTCGGTAGTCGTAAACGCTGTCCATCTCTTGAGATGAATAGCCTAAAACATTCATACCATAATCCCGAATAGCATTTTTTTCTTTAACTGCTATTTCGTTGTCTTGCCATTCTGGAATTTGTGTTAGCAATTGTTCGTTACCGTACTTGATGAACTTTTCAAGTTCTTCATTTTGTTTAGCAGCTTGCTCCTCTTGGAGTCTAGTTGCTTCAGCTTGTGCGGCTTGTAACCTTTGCTTCTTCTCATTCCATAAGTCTTTTTCACGGACATAGGCAATAGGATCAGCATCATAAAGTGCATTCCAATCTGGCTCGTTTCCTAACTCGCCTTTCAAAGTCGCTTCCAATTTTGGTAACAACTGTGAGTAAATTGCATCTTTTTGAGAAATTTCTTTTTGTTGAGCTTCAATAGCTTTACGCTGTTCAGCTAACTCTTGAGTTTTTCTCGTATAATCTCTTTTGCGACTGTATCCGTTTTGGCGTTCTTCAAGCGTGACCTCTGTATCTTCACCATCTACTTT